CATCCAGCGTCGGGCTGACTATGACCTGTCGCTGCAGTTCAAGGACAGCACTGGTGCAGGCATTGACCTCACAGGCTGGACTGCATACGCGCAGGTGTGGGATCGTAGCCGCAGCACAAAATACGCCGACTTTGCGGTTACCTACACTGACCGCGCTACTGGTCAAATCAATATCGCGCTGACCGACACGCAGACTGCAACATTCCCGGATGAAGCGTTTTATGACGTATTACTGGAAGACACTGCCGGGCTGCGTAACTATTATCTTGAAGGTATTGTTTACGTGTCTGAAGGCTACACTGCGCCATGACAACCGTTACTGTTAACGAAACCACTAACACCGTTGTCGTCACGACACCTGGCCCGGCCGGGCCATCAGGCGCCGCTGCGATCATGGCGCGTGGTCAATGCTCAAAGATAACGGATGGCACGATCGACATTGCCACCCAAAGCGCCTACGTCAGCACCGGCCTGACGGCGACTCTTGATAGCGGCACGGCCTATCAGATGGTGCTCGGCACTACTGACGCCTTCGGGCTCAAGAATGACAGCGGCGCAACGAAGCTGTTCAGGATCTATGGCAGCATCGACGCCACCGATGGCAACAACAACACCCTGGGCATCAAGCTGGCCAAAAACGGCACCGCGATCGACGAGACGGAATGTCGAGCTTTTACCGGCAGCGGCGCACAGGAGGCCAAGCTGGTGACTAGCTGGATGGTCGAGCTGGATGATGGCGACGAGATCTCATTGATGATCGCCAATCACAGCAGCAGCACGGACATTATCCTGAAGCGTGGAAGGATCGTTGCTAGTGAGGTATTTGCATGACACTTGCCACACCACTACGCAAGGTTGCCACCAAGCTGATGAGCAAGTTTGGTGGTGATGTCACGTTGCGTACGGTAACGCCTGGCGTCTATAACCCAACGACTGGCACGGCATCAGAGGTTACGTCTGACGTCATCATCAAAGGCGTGCTTGAGGATGTCAATGCTCGTGAGGTAAATGACCTGATCCAGGCAGGTGATCGCAGGTTGACGATCGCAGCGGCTGATGTTAGTGCCGCACCAACCACCGCCGATAGGGTCGTGATCAGTAGCGTGGTGCATCAAGTGATTCGCGTTACCACGATTGAGCAGGATAACCAGCCGATTACTTATGAACTGATCCTACGAAGCTGATGGCACGTCAGATCAAGTTATCGCAGATTGGGGATTATGCCTCAGAGCAGTATGAGAAGCTGCTCCGTGCTGCAGTATTTGAAGCTGACCGCAGGGTCAAAGAAGCCAGCCCTGTTGATACGGGCAGGCTGCGTGCCAGTTGGCAGATCGGTGAAAACTCAGCATCGGGTGGCACCAAACCTGAAGGGCAGTACAACGGCGCCATCACACCACCGGATCGCACAAACTACTCACAAGAAAAGCTAGGCAACGTCTATAGCATCCACAACAACCTGCCATACGTCGAGCCAGTGCTGACCGGTAACAACCTGCCGCCATCGTGGAATGGCACATGGCGGTCCAAGGATAACCAGATCCAAAAGGGTTACATCCCTAACATGGTCGCCAAGGATATGCAGGACTTCATCAAGAAAGCCGCTGACAAGATCGCAAGGGAATCATGAGCAGCACCTACAACGACGTCCGTGCCGCGATCGAAGGCCGGATCGCTGCTGAGATGGCATCAGCGCCGTCCTATCCGGTGGCTTATCCCAATGTCCCATTTACGCCACCAAACAACCTGCCATGGTTGCAGGTATCGCTGACGTTTGGCGATAACAGCTATGCCACGCTGATTGGTCCTAGCACTGGATTCAACAAGCAAAACGGCTTGCTGACAGTCAATACCTTCACGCCTGTTGGTATTGGTGCAGCGGCGAACTACACCATCGCCGAACGCATCAAGGATCTGTTTGATCGTCAAACCGTATCTAGCATCATCTTCGACGCTGCATCAGGCCCAAATGTCATCATCCCATCAGAACCAGAAGCGGCCTACTTGCAGACGCAACTGAGCATAACCTTTGAGGCGTATTTAGACTGAAGCTAGCCATTCCTTTGTTCTAATCCCATGGCCGTCACCGTTCTGTCCGGTACGTCCGGCGCTCTGTACTACAAGCCCGCAGGGACCACCGGCACGTTCGGTGAGTCTGACGTCAACACCACCGATGATGAAATCACAGTGCAACCTTACCTGAATTTGCAGGTGGGTGATCCTGTGGTGTTCAGTGTTGTCAATTCTCAAACCGGCGGCTCAGGCTCCGGCACCTTGCCTGCAGGCATCAGCCCTAGCACCACCTACTACGTCATTGCTTACGCTGCCGCTACTGGTGTGCTGCAAGTTTCTGCCACGCTTGGTGGCGCTAGCATCACCATCACCGATGACGGCACTGCTGCTGCTCCCAACGAGTTCCAGGTTGCCTACGCCGACTACGCCGCTGTCGGTCAAGTTCAATCATGGAGCTTTGAGATCAGCCGTTCTGAAATCGACGTGACCACCATCGGTCAAGTCGGTACGCAGTACGCTCCGTTCCGCGCTTACATCCCTGGTTTCGCGGATGGCAACGGCACCGCTACGGTCTACGTCACCGATGAAGACGCAGCCCTCTCCAACCGCATGGTCGAGGACGTGCTGCAGCGCAATCAAGTCGGTTGCGCCTTCAAGCTTTACACCGACAAGCAAGGCACCGAGGCACTAAGCCGTAGCATCGCCATGGATGCAGTGCTGCTTACCGCTAGCCTTAACATCAACCCTGATGACGCTCAGCAAGTGGAGATCACCTTCCGTCCTACTGGTGCTCCTACCTTTGACTTCAGCACTAGCGCTTGATACTCTGTCATTGGAGAGAGAACGGCCCCGGCAACGCTGGGGCTTTTTGTTGCTAGAGTAACAACGAACAGGATATTTTTTGAACATGACCACAAAGCCATCCGCATTAGATCGCCTTAAGAAGGCAGCGAACTTCACGCCATCTAAGCGTGTGGTGAAGCTGAACGACGGCACTGAGTTTGAGTTCTACGCAACACCGCTCACGATGTCTGAACGCGAGCGGGCGCAGAAGATGCCAGGTGGTGATGATGCCAACGGTTTCGGTCTGAACCTGCTGGTCAACAAAGCAATGGATGAAAACGGGCAGCGGTTATTCCAAGCTGGCCAGATCGCTGAGTTGCGTGAAGAAGTGCGTGATGATGACATCCAAAAGCTGATCCTTGGCGTGATCCAAGAGGATGAGCAATCAGACATGAAAAGCACTAAAGACTGACCTACGTCGTGACAACTGGCTCATGCTGCAGCTTTGCGTCGCAGCAGAACTCGGCATGAGCCTTGCGCGGTTGAATCAAGAAATCACACCAGAGGAGCTACTCATTTGGGATGCGTTTTTTGCTATCAGAAGTGAAGAACGCGAGAAAGCGCTGAAGCGAAAGCGGTAGACTGTTGATATCGATAGGTATTGAGCAGTGGCTGCTGTTGCCAACGTAGCAATCAACCTTGATTCGCGTGGCGTACCGGCGAAGCTGAAGCAGATTCAGCAGGCAGCTTCTAATCTCGACAGATCATTCAAAGGATTAAAGGGAAGCGCAGATCAAGTCAAGTCTGCAATTCAAGCGCAGCAAGGCGGATTTGCTAAAGCGTCTACAGTTCAAGGTGTATTTTCCGCGCGGGTGCTAAATACAGAAAAAGCAATCCGCGCGCAGATTGCAGCATTACGTGAAGTCCAATCAACTGTAAAATTTAACGGTGCGCTGTACCAAAAAGCCGCTCAGCAGATTAAGCAATACGAGGGAGTACTGCGAAGCGCAAACAAAGAAGAAGAACGCGGCATAGGCATCAAGCAACGGGCCAGCAAAGCACTTAGCGGGCTGCGCGGAACATTGTTAAGCATTGGCGCAGGTGCTGCAATAAGTACCTCATTTGGCGATGCTCAAGCTCTTGCATTAGCGCAAAAACGGCTTGCCAGATTGACTCAAGAGTATGGGCAATTTGCCGGTGCGCAACAAGAAGCGGAAAGACTAGCAAATAAGTTTGAAGTAAGCGTAACAGAAACATCGGGCGCTTTATCTAACCTTGGCTCGAGACTTGGCGCGCAAGGTGTGACACTGGAAGAAATCGTTGCCGTCTATGAAGGTATGAACTCAGCGCTGATTGCTACTGGCAGAAGCGCTAGCGAGGCATCGTCTGCGTCTTATCAACTTGCGCAAGCGTTGGGTTCTGGAAGTTTGACGGGTGATGAATTAAAAACAATCAGCGAAACATTGCCAGAATTGCTGAATGCAGTGGCAGCAGCTGCGGGCAAGTCAAGCACTGAGATTCGCGCTATGGCAAAAGAAGGAGCGCTAAGCGCCGACTTGATCATTGAAGCGACTAAAACTTTGCGGGATAAATACGAAGGAGATGTAGCGGCGAATATCACACAAACGCAGAAGTTCAGGAATGCATTAGGAGGGTTGTCTGAAGCGATAGGTACTGAACTTGCACCTTCTATTACGGTGCTATTGGAAGGTGCGACTGAAATGCTTAAGCTATTCGGCAAACTCCCTGGCCCGGTCAAAACATTGACGGCAGCAGCGCTTGGATTGACGGCTGCATTCGTCGCATTAGCTCCAGCAATCACCGCTGTAATTGGGTTACTTGGTGGCATTACTGCAACAGGGCTAATCGCAGCAGCTCCATGGATAGCCGCCGCTGCTGGCGTAACGGCATTGGGATATGCGCTATGGGAAGTATCAAAAGCGCAAAATGATTTTAATGAAGCAATGGCTTACGCTCCATTGGAGGAGGTAAAAGGTAAAGTTATTGACTTGCAAAATGAACTTGCGCAAGCGGAAATAAAACTGCTAAGCGTCCAATCACAATTTGGCGCATTAAGCAGAGAAGCTATATTCGCTCAAGGAAGTGTTGACGCGCTTCGCGGATCACTGGAGCAAGCGCAAGGAGATTATCGCGTTCGATTGCTGTATCAAGAAGTCGGAGTAACTCCAACATCTGGTTATTACGGGCCTGGCTTCAATGCTCCACCGGAGCAGCCGAAGCCGCCCAAAACGCCAAAAACGCCAAAAACGCCAACCACAAAAACCAAGGGAGCAAAACCAAAGTCCCAAAAAAGTATTGCACAGCAAGTCGCCGAACTAAACGAAATCATTGAAATCGAAGGGCTTATCTCAAAAGCCCGACTAGCTGGCAACGAAATCTTAGTGGCACAATACGAAGCATATAAACGGCAGCTTGAGATTCAACAGCGAGGACTAGATCCACAACTTGAGGAACTTGAGCTAAAGCGAAACGGCATACAACTAGACGAAAAGCTAAAAGAGATTGACAATGCAAGGCTTGAACGCTTAAATCAATTCTTGAAAAAAGAAAAAGAACTAGCCGAAACCCAGAATGATGTCATCAGCAACTATCAGCAAGAAACCAATCTGCTAGAGATGCAAGCCCAAAAGGGTGAGGCATTTGTTCAAAAGTTTAAGGACATCAACAAGTTAGTGAAGGAAGGCGGATTGTCGTTTAGTGAAGCCTTTAGTCAAGTTGAAGGCAGGACCGCTGCAATGGCTAGCCTCAACAAAGAAGCGGATATGTTCCAGCAAGCCCTTTCTGGCGCTGGTGACATCATTGGCAACCAGCTGCGTGGTGCGATTGACGGATTAATCGATGGCACTGCCGATTGGAACGATATCTTGCAAAGCACATTAAAGCAACTCGGCAGCTTCTTCCTGAACCTTGGCCTGAATCAACTTGCTGGGCCGCCTGGCAGCGGTGGCATTCTTAGCTTCCTAGGCTTCGGCACGCGCGCCAACGGCGGCCCCGTCAACGCAAACCAGCCTTACATCGTCGGCGAACGCGGGCCTGAGTTGTTCATGCCATCTAGCAGTGGTAGTATCACCTCGAACGAAAATCTGCAAGCGCAGAATAGGGCTTTCCTTGACTCTATTTACACAGATAATGGCGGGACCGCTTCCGACGACAGCGAAACCGAACGTGAAGCGACAATTGCAACACGGGCTGCAATACGTGAAAGCGAGCGCATCCAAGAGAATAGAATGCAAATCATGTCGCAACAGAAAGAATTGGACCGTCGCTACGAACGAGAGCGTATTGAGCAAATGGCATCAACACCCGGCAAGCTCGACATTAAGTACGAATCGCAGGTGATCAACAACGTCGAGTACGTCACCCGCGAACAGGCTGAACGCATGGCGGCGCAATCTGCACTCCGAGGGAGTAAGCTTGCGATCGGGGCGCTGCAGAATAGCGTCAAAACTCGCAAACTGGTGGGGATGAGCTGATGTCAATTGCTACCGTCAACTATTTGCAGTTCCGCAACCGCGAAACATTTACAACCACTAGCCCTTTGTGGCAAAACTTCTACGTAGATCGCAGCAGCGACTTCCTGCCTTTTGGCTATGGACAAGGTGCTGGACAAACAGCAGGCGAGCGTTCAGAAGCAAAACTCGTCACTCCTGTTAATGCCATCTCATTGAATTACGCCAAAGAAGCGGCAGACAATCGGTACATTGCGGAGGTAACGACCAAAGAAGTCAACATCAGCTCACTGGCAGAGGCCGCCACAATTTCCCGAGAGCTATGGGTCGTCGGCAGCTTCAGCCACGATCAAGAGATGCTCACCTTCGTCTTGCGTGGCCCCGGTGATGCAACACGACGCGGC